GCCGGTGACGGCCATGAGGCAGGCGACGACCGCGAGGATCGTCAGCTGCACGTGTCGGTTCATCCACACGTGTCGGTTCAGGAGGAGTGCTTTCATGGTTGCCTCGCTGTTGATGTTGGGTTACTGCTGCGCGGTTACTGCTGCGCGGCGCTACCGCCGTAGAGCACGCTCGCCGCGTCTTTCGGCGTCGCGCCCCCTTGGGCGCCCGTCACGAGCGCGTCCTCGCCCATCGCTTTGCCGATGCGCGCGAGGAGCTTGAACAGGCCCGGGTGGTGGTTGTAGCCGCTCGCCTTCAGGTCGGCCTCGAGGGTCGTGTCGGCCGCGAACTTCTGGATCACGCGCCAGGCGAGCTCGCCGTTCGCGTCCAGGTTCGTGCCGCCAATCTCGGTGTCGGCCTTGAGCGCGTCGGTCCAGGCCTTGACGCGGGTCTGGTGCTGCGCGGTCAGGCTCTCGTGGTACGCCTGGACTTCCGCGTGGGCGAAGTCGAGCGCCTTCTGCGCGCCCTCCTGTGAGAGTCCCAGGGCCTTCGCGGTGGCCGCTGTCCTCTCGATCGCTTTCGCGTCGATCAATGCGCCGTCGGGGAGCTTGAGCTCGTACTTCTCGGGGACGGCCGGCACCGCCGGCGTGGCGGTCGCCGCCGGCGTGGCCGGTGCGGCGGGTGTGGCCGGCGTGGCCGTTGGCGTTGCGGGCGCAGCTGCGGCCGGCGTGGCCGGCGGTGTCGCCGGTGTCGCCGGCTGAGCGCCCGCGCTTCCGCCGGCAGCGCCGTCGCTGCCGGCCCCTTCCTGTGTCGTGTGCCTGAACCCCAGGGTGTTAAGCCACATCGTTCGATTCCTCGTGTTTGCGCGCCTCTTGGCGCATCAGGTCGTAGAGCTCGGGGCACGCGCGCTCGATCTCGCGCTCGATCCACGTCGCGACGTTGGCGTTGCCGAGCACGAACGCCTGGTAGCGTGCGTCGGGCTCGAACTGCACGCCGGGGTTGGCCGTGCGCAGCACGCGCCACACGAACCGGCGCCCGGCGGGCGTCCCCAGGACGAAGCGCAGGTCGTCGGCCTGCTGGCGCGCGCGCCGCTCTTCGTGGGTGCGGCCGCGCTCGACCTGCTCGCGGTCGCCGGCGTTCTTGACGAGCACGCGGCTCATACCGGTACCACCCCGCCCGCAGCGGCGAGCTGCGCGACGTCGGTGAGCGCGTTACGGCCCTCGGTGTCGGTCGCGGCGAGCGTCTGCGCGGTCTTGGCGGCGCTCTCGGCGAGCGCGGCGCGTTGCGCGGCCTGGTTCGCGGCGTCGCGGGCCTCGCGCATCTGCGCGACCTCCTCGTCCGGCACGACGATGCGCGGGGGCACGCCGTAGATGTCGGCGTACTCGTCGACCACCTGGTCGCGGTCGACCTTGTCGATGATCGTCGGGTCGAGCTTCGCGATCGCGCCGACGCGATCGAGGAAGTGGTCCATCCCGCCGGCGGCGACCATCTTCTGCGCCTGGTGCATGATCGAGATGTACTCGACCTTGAGGTCCTGGCCTTGGAGCTCCTCGGGCGCCTCCGGGATGAGCCCCTTGCGCAGCATGATCGCGAACGTGCGGTCGATCGCCGGGTTCAGGAGCTCGTCGTTCAGGTGCTCGAGCACCGGGCCGAGCATCAGGAGCTTCTCCTCGTGGCGCTCCTCGACCTCGCGTGCCGTGATCTCGCGCCGGTCCGACTGCGCCAGCATCAGGAACAGGTCCTCGAAGAACGCCCGGCGGATGCGTAGCTGGTGGTCGGCGATGTCGAGGATCAGGCCCTGGATCTCGGGCTTGACCTCGTGGATCGGCCGCACGCCCTCGCGCCCCTGCATGAGGTCGTGGTAGGTGATGTCGCCGGCGACGAGCGAGACCTTCTGGTTGCGCAGGCTGGTCGGGGCCGAGAGCGGCGGGCGCACCATCTTCTCGATCGCTTCGGCCTTGCGCCGCTGCAGGAGCTGCAGCGCCTTGATGTCGCCGAGCGCCTCCATGCCCGGGCAGGTGCCGCCGTAGGTGTCGTCGGGGCTCGCGAGGTCCCAGCGCGGCGCGAGGATCGGGAACTCGTCGAAACCCGACTCGCGGAGGAACCGGTCGCGCTGCCCGGGCCCGTACTCCCGCGAGGCCGCCTCGTAGTAGCACGAGTGCCACGGCTTGTACTGCGCCGCGAGCCGGCGGGGGTCGGCGTAGACGTTCGGCGCGATCACGTGCACGACCTCGATCGGCGTCTCGTAGTTGCCGGCGTCCCACTCCTGGCGGACCGATTGCGAGAAGGCCTCCCACTTCGCGCGCCCCGTGCGGGCGTCGTACTCGCCGAAGCGCGTGACGACCTGGCGCACGGTCATCGTGTACTCGCGCACGAACGTGTCGACGACCGAGCGCTCGGAGGTCGCGAGCACGTAGGAGCCGAGCGGGAAGCCGTAGGCCCGGATGACGTCGGCCGCGTCCTCCATGAGCGCCGCGGCCGCGGTGCCGAACCCGCCGATGTCGCCGTAGACGGTGGGCAGCGCCTTGTAGAAATTGCTGCGCAGGAACACCTCGCGCATGCGCGTGGTGACGACGTGCAGCCAGTACTTGACGGGCCCGTACTCGGCGAGGTCGGGGTCGGGCGTCGAGAGGCGGAACCAGGGGCGCGCCGGCGAGGTGATGCCGGACATCATTCCCGAGCGGAGCGTGCGGTACGCGAGCGTCGCGGTCGAGTCGATGATCTTCTGGTTCTTCTTGTCGCCGCGGTTGCGGTCGGTGCTGTTGTTCCAGCGCACGCGCCGCGGCAGCAGGTAGTCGGCGATGTCCTGCCAGTGCGGGCGCCAGCTCCCGTCGCGCTCGGTCTTGAGCGTCGCGAGCAGGCGCTCGTATCGCTCGCGCGGGGTCTCCGTGCGCGCGGGCACCGGGTTGCGGGCGGCGACGGCCATCGGCGCGCGTCAGCCCCCGAGCAGCGTCTTGCGCTGCCCCGGCGCGGGCTCGGTGAGGCCGCCCGGCCCGGTGAGGATCGTGCTCGAGCGCCCGCCGGCGCTGAGCGCCTGGCGCCGGGCTCGGGCGGCGGCGGCGTCGGCCTGTTGCGGGTCGACGGCCGGGGGCAACTGCGGCGCCCGCGGCGGCTTGGGCGGCTCGATCCCCAGGAGGCTGCCGACGGCCTTGCCGACCGGTTTCGCGGCGAGTAACGAGCCGCCTATCACTGCCAATGCCGATGCGCCCATCAGTCCCTCCCCGCGGCATCGAGCCGCTTCGCGTAGTTCACCTCGATCGCCTCGTACCCCAGGTGCGCGAGCAGGCGCGCGAGCGCCGGGTGGGCGACCTTGGTGTGGTGGTAGACGACCTGCACGCCCTCGGCCGCGAGCGCGCGTTCGCTGTGGCGCACGAGCCCGAGGCCGATGCGCCCGCCGCGCCAGTCGGGCGCGACGTAGAACACGTCGCAGCGCGCCTGCAGCGATTGCCGGTAGTGGGGATTGCGCCCCACGAGGAACGCCGCGTAGCCGACGAGCTCGTGGCCGGCGCGCGCGGTGTAGACCCGGAACGCGCCGCGTGCCTCGAGCTCGGCGTAGGCGGCCTCGTCGACGTCGAGCGCGATGTCGGGGTACTGGCCGATCTCGCGGTAGTGCGCCTCGAGCAGCGCGCGGCAGGCGGGATCGGCGAGGAGCGCGGTCGCGCGCTCGGTGCGGTAGGCGATCTTGGGGTCACGCACGGCGGCCATTGCCGCGGACTGTAACGATCGGTGCGAAAATAGCAACAAACGGGCTTAGCTATGGCGGCTAGCTATGGCGGCTAGCTATGGCGGCTAGCTATGGCGGTACGGGTCGTAGTCGTCCGGCACCGAGCGGCCGTGCTGCTGCGGCCATGGCAGGCCCGTCACGGGATCGCGCGGCTTGCCGGCGACCGGAAGGGTGAACGTCAGCGCAATCGCGTCGGCGAGGTCGGGCGAGACACCGAGGATCTCCTTGATCTGGTCCTTCGGCGGGAGCGCGAGCTTGCCGTTCTTGAACGTGTAGGTCTGACCGGTCAGCTCGCGCGTGAGCTCGGGGATCGGCGGCAGCGCGCCCCCGCCCTTGACCCAGTCGGCGAGCTCGAAGTGGATCTCGGCGCGCACGTTGAGGTAACGCGGGTCGCGCGGCTCGCCCTCGAAGAGGACGGGCACCACCGGGTAGCCAGCGGTCGAGAGGTTGTCGTAGACCCCGTGCCCCCAGTGCCCCGAGTCGTCCACAAACACCATGTCGGCGCCCCAGGCCTGGATCGACTGCGCCACGCGCGCCGCGATCTGCACGGTGTTCTGCTTGCGCAGGATGATCGGCCTGAAGGCCGCGAGCCCCTGGCGCGGGAAGATCACCGTGCGGTCGTCGCCGAAGCGCGCGACGTCGACGCCGAGCACCTTGGCCGCCCAGGTGTAGGCGTCCTCGGTCAGGTGCCGGCGCATGGCCGCGGCGACGTCGTCGGGGCCGAGCAGCGCGTTCAACGACGCCGGCGGGAACTTGCCGAACACGTTGACCAGCACCCAGGGGTTGTCGGCGCCGTACTTCTCGATCTGCTCGCGCGCCCACTGGATCGAGATCCGCGAGCTCCGGTTCGGGTCGTCGGGGTCGCCGGTGATCTCGATCACGACCCACAGGTGGCGCTCGCTCGTGCACGCGCGGTAGAGCGGCCCCTCGAGGTGCGTCGGGTTGCCGGCCTGCAGGATCTTGAGGAAGTGCCCGGGCTGCATGGTCGCGAGGCCACCCTCGGCCGCGGCCATCACGGCATCGGGCACGCCGCCCGACTCGTCGATCACGAAGAGCAGGTACTTCGCGTGCAGCCCCGCGAGGGTGTTCGCCTGCTGCTCCCGGTTCGCGCTCTTCGGCCAGGTGCGCTTGGAGAAGAACCACGTGTCCGGGTGGTCCTTGGCGAACATCGCGTCCGAGTTGATCTCGAACGCCGCGCGCAGGAACGCCGAGCGGTCGCGCCACTTCGCGAGCTCGGGCCATAGGTTGTCGTCGAGGTTGTCGCCGGTGATCGAGGTCGCGGCGCCCTTGGGGTGCTCGCCCGGCTCGCCGTAGCACGCGAGGAAGTTCAGGATGCACCACGCGAGCCCGGCGGTCTTGCCCGGGCCCTTGCAGGCCTTCATCGCGATGCGCTGCTTCGCGGGATCGGGGAACGCGGCGAGCAGCTCGCGCTGCCAGGGGTCCGGCTCGGCCTTGAGCTCCTCGACGACGAACGCGAGCGGGTTCTCGCGCCAGGTGCGGATCCGGGCCTGGGCGGCGGCGAGCTTACTCATCGTCCGTGAGCCACGGCGGCAACGTGAGCCGCACGGTTTTCCCTGCCCAGCGGGTGCGTGCAGTCGCTCAGGAATCGAATCTCGCCGTTGGTCACGAACGAGTGGCAGCGCTCACAGTGAAACGGCGATGGGTCGTGAGGGTGCTCGGCGCAGTAGAAGCCGAGCTTGCCGCCTTCGATGATGCGGAGGACGCCGCGCGCGCTCACGGCGTCGGCGCGCCCTCGCCCGGCATCGAGCCCCCGACGAGCTCCTCGAGCGTGACCTTGCCCTCGTGCTCGACGCGCTCGACCAGCATGCGCCGGAGCTTCGCGAGGAACTCGGCGGCGCGCAGTTGATCGACGAACTTGATCTTCGCCACGTTGCCGTCCTCGTCGTACTCGATCGCCGTGATCGCGCGGCGCAGCGCCCGCGGCATCTGGTGCAGAGGTTTGAGCCGTCCGCGCGCGTCGTAGGCCTCGGCAAGGTCGACGTCGCTCAGCTCGTAGGCCGCCTCGTTCACATGCTCGGCGTGCGCCTCGAGGCGCGCCTCCTTGGCGGCCGCGTACTGCTTGGCCAGCGCCTCGTCGCCTTGGATCCAGGCGTACACCTCCGCGAAGCGCACGTCGTGCGCGCGGCACCAGCCCCGGAGGCTCCCGCCCTCGGCAAGGTGCGCGTGGATCGCGGCGAGCGTCGCTGCGCGCCGGCTCGCCATCTGCGCCCAGCGCGTGCGGCGCTCGCGTTTCTTGGGGCTACCGGCCACGGCGGGGCGCGACCCGCTCGACGCGCGTTCGCAGGGCCTCGCGCGGGAACACGGCGGGCGGCGGGATCGGGGCGGCCGGCGCTGAGCTCGCCGGTGACGCGCTGGCCGGAGGCGCTAACTCAGCCGGCACTGCCGTTGCGTTCGGTGCAGACGTCTGCGCCTTCCGCCGCGCCCAGGCGGCACGCATGGCGGCGGCGAGCTTGACCCGGTAGGCGGCCGACCCGCGCGGCACGAGCGCGTCGGCCTCGGGCTCGGCGTCGCTCGGGCGCACCCGCCGCACCGTCACGGCCGGGTCGACCAGGTAGGGCCGGATGCGCTTGGCCGCCTCGGCGGCGAGGCGCTCGAGCACGGCGGCGCCGGCGGCGCGGTCGTCGCGACAGTGGCGTGTGCCCACATGCGTCAGGTGCCCCGTGCGCCGGCGCGCCATCAGGCGGGCGGCCCCCACGGGCAGGCCCGCGCGAGGTCCGCGCGCATCTTCGCGACCGCGAGGGTCTCGTCCAGTGTCGTCTCGGCGACGAGCACGATCGGCTCGTGCGGCAGGCGCTGCACGATCTCCGCGAAGTACGCGCGCGCCGCATCGAGGTCCGGGCCGTTGTGCAGCGTGCGGCCGCCGTGGGCGAGGGTGCGGACGAGGTAGCGGGCGGTCAC